GTCGAGTGCGCCAACAGTCTGGTGATTGCAGAAACGGACAGTGACGGTGTTCGCAGCCGACGCCCACCAAGTATAGGAGCCGTTGGCCAGTATCGAAGCGTTTGGTACGCCAACGCTGGCACCGTCCCCATCGGCTGCGCCAGTAACTGTTACCGTGAGGTCGGAGCAGGTCGATGCAGCGACAGAGGGAAAGTTGAGCGACGCAGTGGCAGTAAGTGTTTTGGCGAGCGTGTAGCGGGTAGTGGATGAGGTTGCGTAGTAGTTCGTGCCGTCGAATTCAACGGCCCCGGCTTCTGGCGTAGCGAGGTTTGTCCCAGACGTAAGTTTCAGCGGGGCCGTGCCAGCGGCTGATGTACCCGCTTGCGCAGTAATTCGTGTGGTAGCCAATGTACCATCCCCAGACAAGGACATTCGCTCAGCAATAGTGCCACTGTTGACCGTATGGAATACAAGTTTTGATGTTCTGGTTGCATGAGTAGCATTTGTCCACTGCCAGCCAAGTCTCGCAGCAAGCGTGTAGTTTGCCGTAGAGGTTTCGCCAGCGAGGTCTATTGAGCCGCCAAAATTCGTTCCGGGAGTGCCAGAAACCTCGGTATTGAGATACACCGTAGGAGACATTGTTGTAGTGCCAATCCCAACCCCATAATTAGTAAAATCCAAGCCATTAAATCGGGCGCGAACGACGCCGCTTTGCTCAAAAAAAAGTTCTTGCGCGTCGTTCGTGCCAATCGTCATGACCGAACCAAAGGAGTTCCCGTTGTTGACAACAGGAGTAGCCCCGTTAGAGGCCGCAGTAAGTCGCCCGTCCGCATCCACAGTAAAACCCGCATAGGTGTAACTGGCTGCCGCGACAGCCGTAGAAGCCAACTCGCTCGGCCCGACTGCGTTGGCCGCAATTTCCGCCGCGCCCACAGCGTCAGCGTCGATGTTCCAAGTCGCACCAGCCCCAGATACGGTAATATCCCCCTTGTCGCCGTCCGAAAGCGAGGTGGCGGACGCCGCCCTCCACCCGTTCGCCGTGTACGTCATCACCTGCCCGACACTCGCGCCGCGCTGGGCAAAGTCGTTCGGGGAGATGGTGCCGTTGGCGATGTGGGTAGAGTCGATGGAGTTGGCGGTAATGGTGGTGGCGTTGCCTACGGAGGTGACAGGGCCGGTAAGGTTGGCGTTGGTGGCGTTGGCGGTGGTGACGTAGGCTTTATCGACGAGGGAGCGGTCGTTGTACGTCGCCGAGTAGTCCGCACTGTATTGAAGGCCGCGCGGCGTGGCGCGAAGATCGTCAATCATTATGCCGCCCGTAGGGCTGGAGTCCTCGTCGGAGTAGAATGCCATAGTCTTCACGCCGCTTTCATCGAACGCGTACAACCCAAACCTGTCGCCATCGTCATCGCCGCTCGCCCCACCAAAGCGGGCCACAGTTCGCGCCGCGCCATCATCCCAAATCCGAAACTCCAACTCGAGCGGATCGAAGGTCGAGGGGTTGTATAGGCCCACAGTGGTAAGGGCTTCCGAAAGGAAGCCATCGCCGCCGTAAATGCCGCCAACGCCGCTAAGCGACTTCGCTCGCCAGCCGTTCGAGGTGTATGTCATTACTTGTCCAGTACTGGCCCCTCGTTGGGCGAAATCGTTCGGAGAAAGCCCGCCGTCCAGCACCTTGCTCGAATCCACCGAGTTGGAGGCCGGTATTCCCACAGCGCGCGTCCACGCCCCACTCAGCCGCTGGTACAAAATCCCGTTGGTCTTGTCAAAAGCCAGGTGACTGCCGTAGGCGCTGGGCGTGTGAGTTGGAGTGCCGAGGGTGTGGGGCGTGGCGGGGGTGGATTGGATGGTTTGGCCGCGAACGGTGGAGAGGACGAGCAAGAGAGGAAGGAAAAGGAGGAGTAGTTTTTTCATAGTGTGAGTAAGTTAGGAGACACGGACGAGGGTATCAGCAGGGTAGGTGTCGTGGCCAGCGGCAGCCCAATAAGCATCGCCAGCAGCAAGGCCAGCAGCAGTAGCGGCAGCGTCAGAATCGTAAGCCGAAAGTTGGCCAAGCCCAAAGGGTACTGTGCTGAATGGGTTCGGGTAGCCGGATGCGTTGGTGACACGGACAAGGGTGCCAGCAGGGACGGAATCGCTACCCGGTAGCACCCAGTACGGCATCCCAATTTCGAGGCCAGCGGCGACGGCTTCGTCATCATTGACATAGGCCGGGAGCCCGCTGAGGTCGGTAGAGATTGTGGAAAAACTGGGCGAAATGGCGTGGACAAAGAGCAGTTGACGGCCCGGCAAAAGAACCACCTGGTTCCAAAAGTAGGTAAAGCCCTTCCAGATAAAGTACCAGTTGCGCCACTGGCTGTCCTCGATTTCAAAAAACTCAAAAGGCTCCGCAATGGTAAAGCCAACGCTGCCACGAGTCCAGTAGGGCAGGTCTACCACCGGGTTCACCTTTGCGTCCACGTCTGTAGAGGTGTCCACCTCGTCCAGCACGACATGGAGCGGCACCAACTCATCCAGTTGGGCAAAACTCAGGCCCTCGATAAAGGAAAATGCTGCCATATTACCGTTTCAGAATGTAGGGGTGGTAGTAGTTTCTCGCCAGCGCAAAACTGTCCTCAATCTTGTCGGCGCGGTAGAAGGCACCGCCGAGCAAAGCAGCAGCACCACGAAGCGGAATAGGTTGCGCAGCGGTCGAGGCATAGCCAGCAGTGTACTGGACACGAACATTTAGCATGCCATTGTAGAGGTCGGTAGTGGGCCAAGTTTCGCCGTCGGCGAGTTGGACGCGAGGCAGTGGAGAGAGCAGGTCGGTACGGTACTTTGCAGGGTCGAGCGTGTTCCATGTGGTGCCGTCTTCGCCGAGGTATTGGACACTGGCAACCTCAGAGGCTACGCCTTTGCTCAGTTCGATGATCCGCGAGGCTTCGCCCCGCTCGTTTTTGGGCCAACCATCGAAATACTCCCTAAATTCCGTCTCAATCATCACCCGCCCCGTCGCATTTTCCAAAAACGCCCTTGCGCCGTACAGGTTCGACAGTATCAGCGCGTCGTGCTGCGTTTGCGCAGCAGGAACGCGGAGGTACAGTTTGAACGACGCGGTGAGCGCGGCGGCTTCGGAACTATTGATGCTGTCGGGCGGGGTGATGATCTCGATGGGCATGGGTTAGGCGGCAGGTGGTGGAGCGGGGGTGTCGGCCTTCTTTTCGGCAGCCTCAGTAGCCTTGTACTCGGCGATTTCGGCGGCATTCGCCTCCCGAACCACACCCTTTTCGAGCAGTTCTTTCAAGCCGAGGGCGATAACCACCGTTTTGGCTGGCTTGCCCTCCTTGCGAGTCAGGGCAGTTTCGTGAACAACACCGACTTCGTCGGCGGCATAGCCATACCCGTACGGGGTGCCAGCCTTTAGGAAAAACACGTGTTTCATGTGCGTGAGTTGTGTGTGAGAGTGAAAAAAGTGGCTTTTTGGGGTTAAATCGGCTTACGCCAGCGTGAATTCGTTGCAAATGCAGAAAGAGGCAGCGTGTTTCACTGCGACATCCCACCAAGAGTTCACGATCATCTCCACAAGAGCCTCTTTGCCCTTCGTGTAGGGGTTGATGAGGATGTCGATGCCGCCCCACTGTCCGATCATCAGTTCTTCCCAGTTCCCGAAAATCGAAGCGTGACAAGTGCCGCTCGATGAGCCTTTTGTCAGAGTTGAAGGCATTTGGGTTGTCGCAAAAGCACGGTAGCCATTAACCTCAGCCTTCATGTTTGGCCCTTCCCAAATAAAGCCGTTACCGGCCACGTCTCGCTTGGTTTGTTTCAGGAGGCCAGCAAGTCCCGGAGTCATCAAGTAGGCGAGTTTGCCAAAATCCGCATTGTCGATTGCGGTCTCGGTCTCGTGCTGGACGATCAAAGCCCAGGTGGGTACGCCACCGTTAGTTCCAACCGTGATATCATTCACGCCGGAAGTGTTCAGGATGCCGAGGGGTTGGTCAGACGAGCCGGAACCGTTGATTGCGGCAGCGTCAAGGGCCTTGCGCACGGCGAAGGTGAGACGGCGACGAATCAGATTTTCCATGTCAATCGAGGACTGAATGACCACCTGGCGCGACACGTCGGTGAAGGCCACAAGGCGTTCAGGAGACATTTGCACCCGGTCGAAAGTCGGCGAGGTTTCGGTAGCGGTCGCCACCTCAGAAGCCCACACGGCGGCAGCGTCCGCATCGTTCCGGGGGAAGTCGATATTCTCACGAAGTCCGCGCATGACCGTTGCCCCAAGAGCCTCCACCATGAGACGAGGCTCAAGGATCGGAATTAGGTTGCCCACCGAAGTTTGCACCGTGTAACCGCCCGCTGTGGTGGTTTCAGCCAGCATGTCGCGCCGCTCCATGCCGGAACTGCGACCAGAGATCAGCATCTCGGGAAGGATCAGGTTACCAGACGCGCCCGGAAGCCGTAAGTCACGGACTTCGTTTTGCCCTTCTTGGTGCATTTCGGCTTCGAGGCCGTCGAGCGGCTTCCGCTCGCCGAGGAGTTTTGCAGCGCGAAGCATGCGAAATTCTGAACGTGCGCCCTCCCATTTGTCACCGAGACGGCCAGAAGGTAGGACGGAAACACCGGGGGCGGTGCCGCCGGATTCCCCACCCATACGCTGCTCCAATTCCAGTTCGCCAATCAGCGACGTAATGGCATCGGTTTTCGCCTGTACCAGAGTTTCGAGGTTTTTGAAGTTTCGCTGCGCGGTTTTCAGCGCAGCACCGTCCACTTCCTCCGAAAAGTCGGGGGCGGTGAGACGGTTGGCGGCAGTGGTAGCAAGTTCACGCGCTGCGCTTCGCTGCTCCATCGCCTCGGCCAGAGATTCGCGGGCCTGTTTCAGGACATCCGCAGTAGGCTTTTTCATGTTAAAAGTAAGTGAGTGAGTGAAAAATGACCCTACGGATGAAGGGCTTTGAATTGTCGGAGTTGGATTTCGCGGGCTGTTGGTTCGGCTGGCTTGACATAGGAGAGTGGGGTAGATTTGGTTTTGCCGTCCATGATCCAAGATCGAAAGCACTCCATCGGGACGGGGATGATTGCGCCGAGTCCGCGCCAGCCAGCAGCGTAGTGTTTCAGGTAGAGCATTCGGGCAGAGTATTCGTAGTCGGGGCCGATGATGCATTTGTGTTCATCAAAAGAGCCATCCAAATTGACCTGATCGACTACCCATGCCATTGTAGCGTGTTCGGCATCGTCGGTAAAAAATACGTCCACGTTGTCGCCGTCGGCAGCATCGGAGCCAGAGAAATAGCCATAGTGCGCTTCCATTTTGACCTTCCACGCGGTGCCATCGGGAGCAGTACCAGACCGGAAAGAGCCAATGGGATGCTCAACCGCCACAGGCATGCCATGCAGCACCACCCTACCCTTTTTGAAGTTGCCAGCCTCTTTTTGGGCCGGGGTGGGGTTTAGTTCGGCTTCGTAGGCGCCGTCAAGCGAGCGGGTGTAGGAGGTAGTGTCAGGGTAAGCAGGTGTTCGCACAGGGCCAAATTCTACCACACGGGGGAAACGAGTGATTGTACGGTGTTTGATTCCGGCCTCATCTCGCACTTCGTAGCAGTCGGCAGGGAGTGGGGGAAATTGGAAACTCGCGCCCTTGACGTTGCGGCGTTGGATGCGGCGCACGACGGTTTGGTGGATAGGGTCGGTGGGGTCGTGTTCATATTCGTACCATGCGCCAGTGCTGTCTACACCGTATTTCAGAGTTGGGTCAGAAGCGAGAAATTGGCGTTCGTCATGGTTGTAGCAGCACTCGACATCAGAGAAATCGGTATTGTCGAATGCGCCCGGCGCGATGCTCTCCGTGAATTTCACGCCCTTTTTGGTGGTCATTTGGCGACTGCGCACGTTGAATTTCGCCCAGTAGCCGCGCACAGTCATGCCGCCGCCTTCGATGGAGCGGATTTCGGGTGTGTCGTCCGTAAAAAATGGGTCAAGATGCTTGTGGCTGTCCATTAGTGTCTGTTTTTGCTGTCCCTGTTGGGGCTGGTTTTGTATCGTCGATGACTTCGGCAGCGTCCTCGATGTCGGCGGCTTGGGCGGCGGCATCGCCCTGGTTCTTTTCGCCTTCAGAAGAGAGGTATTTTGCCAACGCTACTTCAAGCACGTTTTTGAGTGGCACCTGGTTGATGTCGGTCAGCAGTTCGTCGCCACCCTGCACGGGGTCGAGGCCGAGTTTTAAGCGGGCTTCGTTCGGGGTCATTATTGTACCGGCCACCATTCTGGTCAACGACTCCACCTCTGCTGCGCGATCCAGTTCCAAGTACATAGAAAGGTCGAACTCCATCCAATACCGCCCGCGCTCGTTGACGTAGAAAAGTTTCGCCGTAAATTCTTCTTGCAACCGCTCAATCCAAGGGCGAAGGCAGTGGGTGAGAAAGTCCTGAGAGCGTTGAACACCAGCCCCATAGGTGCCACCATTTTCCACCATGAGCAGGTCGAGGGGAACTTTCGTCAGGCGGGCCACGTCGGCGACGTTCATACTGGAAAACTCGGCAAAGCCTACTTCGTGGGGTTTGAGGCTCAGGTATTCTATTTTTTGGCTTTTGGACAGGAAAATGGGTACGCCAGCATTCGCACTGCCCGAGTACTGGTCCATGAAGTTCTTACGCGCTTCTTTCAGTTGGGGCCAAGTAAGTTCATCATCGCTCGAAATTGCAATGGACGGGGCTGCGCCGTTGCCGAGGGTGGCCGCGCTGTATTGGTTCAGGGCGATACCCGCGCCGTGAATGTCAGTATGTAGAAATGTAGTGGTGAGGCCCGTGAGTGCGTCGAGCGATAGGTTCTTGACATGAATGATGTCCGATGGAGGAAGGCTGTAATTCACTGATTTGCCGCCGATTGCACCAGAAACGCGATAGTAGAGATTGCCCCGCTGGTCGTAATCCACGCACACCGCCGACTGTGGCAGGTGTTCGACATAGACGGGCCGCATGGTCATCGGGTCGCGCCAGATTCGAGCGTAACCATTGCCCATAAGAGCATTGACGAGTAGGGCGCAAATCAGGTCGAACCAAGTGTAGTGTGGGTGGGGGGCATCATTCAGGAACTCGGCCACCGGGTGCTGCTCCGCATCCAGTACGCGGCCCTGCTTGCGGCGTTTCACGCCCCGGTCGAGCATGGCCACACCTTCGGAAATGTAGCGGCAGGCCGAGTAGAAAGCAGAATTGCCAAGGATAGAGAGTTCCGTTACCGGCACGTCGGCCTTCGTGCGATTACCCAAACCAAAGTACGACCAGAATTGGGGGTCACTGAGCGAGTAAGAGCGGGATTCAGTCGGCACCACCTCGACAGCGCGATTCTCCACAGGCGCAGGCTTCGCCGCGCGGGTACCCATGAATGCAGGAAGGAAGGAATCGAGTGAAAGTGCCATGTGCGCAAACTGTGCAGCAAATGTGCAAGTGCGCGGAGCGGGTAGGCAAGCGGCTGGTTAATTACTTGGCGGGGCGAAGCCTACAACCCCTGTCACGCTTGCGAGATGTGGCGGCACGGAGAGAATTGAGGGTGGAGTAGCGTCGTAGGCCGTGCTGCTGGCGAAGATCGCTCTCAACGCAATTTAGAGCCTTGCTCATTCGGTCGGGGCTGTCCGAAGCGGCTTGGACGTGTTCATAGTACCGTTTCATGTAACCCTTGTTGGTGGTGAGGTCGTGGTCAGTCATCATAGCCAGCGGGTTTTGGTGTGGTGAGCCAAGATTGTTTCTGTGGGACGATTTCAAACACCATCCTCATCAAAATCATGTCAAAATAGTCAGGGCTTCGGCGAATCAGGGCTTTGATTTCTTCCTTCGGGGTGATGGTGAGTTTGCCAGTAGCGTTTTGCCCGGTTTTTTTGTGGGCCTCGAATTCCTCGATGATTGCATCGCGCTCCATTTCCACCGGGACATTCAGGTAGATTTTCCCATCCTGCACGAATCGGGCCAGCCAGAAAGCGCACTGAGTGCGTAGGTTTTTGTAGTCTACTTTGACCGTGTTGCTGCCCTCGACTGGCTTTTCTTCAAGTGGGGTGTGCTGGGAGCGGAAGTCGTGCGAGGATTTGAAAAAGCCGCTGAGAAAATTACCTACGCCGTTAGCATCGAACACAATGTTTTTGCCGGGTACTGAGTGCTCATGTGCCAGTTTCTGCATTTGCTCCCAAATCATTTTGCCGTCCGATTTATCCCAAGAGTAGATTTTCTCCAAGCGCAAGCCCGACCAAATACCAATCCGAAGGCAATCGCTGCCCTCCATGGCAATGTCAGCGGTCATATACTTTTCGCCGGGCGGGGTGAAGGTGTTGGTGAATAGATCGTGGAGGTTTTCGTAGCGGAATAGTTCGTTCTCGCCTTCGGCATCATACCAGCAGCCACGACGAAGCCGCCCACCGTGTTTCTTGTCCTGCGAAAGCAGGTTGCCTTCGTAGCCGGGATCTTTTTCTGTTAGTTCGAGATTGTCGTCAAGGGTGCCAGGTATGAATGTGACGGACTTGACAAGCGCCACCCGATACGCTGCCCTACCCTCCT